CATTTGCTTGTGCTTGTGCCTGTATATTTTGTTGCACCAAGGCTTGCTCTCTTTCCTGCTTTTTCTTACGCTTAAGTTTTAGCATTTCGTTAGCTAGCTTAAGGTTTTTAATTTGATTAATATCTATTGAATCTTCAATATCTATTTCTTTCGTTTGCAAAGCAATCTGTATGTTTTTTTGCAATTCTGCTCTCTCCTCATCATCTGGTTCCATTTCTAAAAATATACCAAAATCGTGTAAGTTGAGGTTTTCAATCTCTCTTAACGTTTCTACATTGAAAGTAGATATACTATTCATTAACGAATTTTTAGTTAACGGGAAGTTTAGTACATCGTTTATTTTCAAAGATATATTTTCACAAGTACTTAAAGCTATTTGAATGCTAGCGTCCTGAATGTGCTTTGTAGCGGTGTTAGACGTATTAGCTGCCATTTTCTGCAAGCCAACTAAAGCGTTAGCATCTGGCATACTTCCGTCGCGGGCTTCGTTTAAACCTGTAACATCTCTAATCATTTGCATATTGTAATTGTACGCAGTAATTAAAGCTTGTATTTTACCAATTCCAGATGAGCTTGATAATTCTTGTATAGGAACCTTACCTCTGTTCATATCCCCCTCTTGGGTCATAGACCTACCTACAACGGATCCTGTTTGGAAATACATGTTTAATGCTTCTGTGGGATTATAGCTTGTTCCGTTACCTAGATCAACTTCAGCTAAACCGTCAACATCTAAGAATACTCCATCTGGAACCATTCTAGCTAGCACCTGTTGTATCTTTAAGTGCGTTAATTGTATTACGTCCGCAAACCCAATACACTTGCTTACGAGTGACTGTATCACTCCCTTGTACATTCTAGGAGCGCATATCGAGTAACTCATTTCAACCCTGGTTGTGTCCGCTAATGGTCTGGTCATGTTTTCAGACATTTCCCACTTAAGCATTATATCAGTACCTATAACTTTAGCTCCTTCATATAATACTTCAATTGATCTCGCCACTCTATCAAAGTTGTCATTTGGCGGTGGATCGAATGCACTGGTTTTTTCAATTGCCTTTTCTAATCCGTTATCCGTCTTTTTTATTTTAAATACTTGATCAGTGTACGTCTTGTACTCAAAGTACATCACTTGCACTGTGTTATAATCATAGTTTTCAAAACCTTGTATCATCCTGCGGTTACCAGGATATTTTTGAATTCTTTCTAGTTCTTCATTAGATATGTAAGGGAATTCTTTTTTAAGTTCCGGTATGGTTATTGACTTAACTTCTCCTACGTAGTATATGTCCTCAAAGTGTGGGTCTTCTGTGTACGACCAAACACAATAAGCCGGGTCTACGTAGTCAACAACAATACCCTCTGCAGGATTGAACGATGTTTTTGTAATGCCTATACCAATATTAACCAAATCCTGGTTAACTCTTGCCCTTGTTAAATCAAACTCGTTTGTAGCTAGGATGGTGTTTATAGCTTCTTCTTCTGCAATTTCTATAGCAGGCTTGTACTTAAGCTGCATGTGGAGATCTCTTTCTTCCATGGATTCTGGAAGCTGCGCATCGGTCATACCTGATCGACTTAGATCCATAGGCAAAACAGAACTTGCTGCAGCTCTAATATCCTTTGTGTTCATGTCAAAAAGTATATTTGCCGCATAATCCGTTCTTGCTTTTAAAGATTCAGGGTCTTGCGAATACGCTGATATATCGTATTGCTTTTGTGTAATACCATTAGCAACAATGTTTGAAAACTTTGATAGTATAGGAACTGGTTTCCAGTCTAAATTCAAATAAGACAAATCACCATTAATAGCTAACTCATCTTTATACTTCTGTACGCTTTGCTCTCCCCTAGCATATAGCCTAAGGTTATGGAAGTTATTCCAGTTACTAGCGTATCTATTTGATCCCGCTCCCCCGTAATTAAACCACTCTTGCTCAATAGCACGTGAAACCTGTAATCCGTACTCTAGCGTAGCTTTTTCTTCCTCGCTAACTACCTGATCAGGAAATGGACTATTAGTGTTTGTACTTACATTCATCTATTGTATTATTTTTGAAGTGGTCCCTTTATTATCATATTTCTTGAAGCCTAAGGAGTATTTCTTTTTATTCACTATGCCTTTAGGACTGTACCTGTGCTTGTTGCAAGCCATCAGTGCTAATCCTGAGCTTATAGAAGCATCATGCTTTGTTCGATTGTTTATATCGAATTTAGCCCAATCTTCTAATGTTCTTTGTAGGTATACGTCTCCATATCCTTCTTTTGTTTGCCCTACAAAATCTTCTATNTATGTTTCAATTGCCGAAGCGTGTGCTTGCTTTATATCCTCACTTGAGTTAGGTATACCACCTACTTCGCGTTCTGCTACGGATAATTTGTTATAAGTTCTATCNGGTCTGTTTATACTGAAGCCTCGATATCCTCTTCTTCTTATATAGTAGAGTANCCTTGGTTTGTTATTCTCTGCTAGTATNGGCATTCCGTAAAACACCATAGCCATAAGCACATCTTCAAAAAACATTTCAGCGGTTGAAGGCCTTGCGATATATTCTAAAAAGAAATGATTGGGTGGTACGTCTTCCATTGAAAACTTAGTTAATCCATGAAGCGCTCCATTAGAACCTCCACCGCCAACAACACCGCTAATATCGTAACTGTCGCAGCCAAAAGCTCCAATATGTTCGTTTCCAGGGTACTTAATACCATTCTTTATTATTATGTTATTCTGTTGTTCTTGATTTGGCACCCAGGTAATATAAAACCTACCGTCTTTATTAGGGTAGAACATTACTTCGGTATCTTTGATACCATTCTTCCACTGGAAGTTTCCTCTGGTAACCATTGTGTTGTTTCTTAACTCATCGTTATAATCTATCTGCTGATAGATCTTTGTTAAGTTAAATATTGATTGCTTCGATTCATCTCTAAAAGCGTGTTGTTCTGTTCTTGGGAATTGACGGTAGTATTCGTTTAATGCATCTGCATCATCTTTTAAACCTTCAACTTCATTCTCCCAATGGTTTATAACGCCCTCGTCAATTACATCTCCCTGAGGCCAAGCAATTCTTTTTTAGGTGTTTCAAATACAGGCCAGCCATGCTCATCAATAAAGCCTTCGTAGTTCCATTCCATAGGAATAAACAACTTGTATAACCCGCTTTTTGTTTGACCGTTTTTGTTTCGGCGGCCTACATCAGAGTCTTCATATAACTTCTTAAAGTTTTTACCTCCTTTGTCTAAAGCGTTTGATGTTGATCCCATCATACACTTACCGATAATTCTGCTACCTAATCTTAAACAAGTTTTAGTTACTCGCCAGTTGTTAAGTATATTAGTTGGTCTTTCCCATTTACCGCTTTCATCGTGAACTAATAGCTTTAGTTTTTCACCATCGTACGAGTTGTCCCCTGTGTTTTTCCAGTCGACCGTGGTGTCGAGACCAACGACTTCTTCTGGTTTTGTGTTTGAATCGAGCTTCCTTCTTGTGAATTTTGAAGCGGGAACCCTGTATGCGAGTTCTGTCTTGGGACGGTCCATTCCGTCTTGTATTGGTTTAAAGAAGAATGGATAGTTAACCGATATTGGTACAACTTTGTCTGTAAACATTTTCTTTGCATCGGGTCCAGATTTGGACAATATACCAAATCGAGCATCCGAAGATATTGTTGCTTGGTTAACGGTCTCGCCGGAAGCCATGAAAGAAAATCCAGATCTCCTGTTTTTAAGGTAGCACATGCCGTAGCTTCTCTTGTCTGCTTTGCAAGCTTCCCAGAATATGTAGAATAACCTGTTTGATTCCCTAAAGTCAGGTTGCCCAACGTCAATCTTGGACCACTGCAAGTACATGTAATGAGTGCCAGTAATATAAGTAGGGTTGCCTTTGTTATTAAACCAAAAACCTTCCTCCCTCTTATTAAACTCGCCGTCAATATACTCATACCATTTTTCTTTAAAAGCATTAGGATACTTAATCCAATCTGCTTCGCTTTTTATTCTGCTAAGTTCTTTTGGGTATTCGTGTGCTTTCCACTTTGTTTCTTTTGTTTTAAGCTTTCCTTCTAATAAAGGTAATGCAATATGCACACCGCTTATTAAATATATATCCCCTATCTTACCGGTCTTGCTTATAA